TGGATGCCGTCGTGCGGAGATTGCGGAGGGCTAATGTCCGCATTTTTGCGGAGTTTACGTTTGGTCATATTTGCTTAGTGTGGTTGAGTATCTGGGGTGGAAGTTAAACCGCCGTAGGTGGCGTGTTAGTTACCGAGCGGGAACATATTGCGTCGTTCATGGCGTTTTAGTGGTGAATGTTACCGAGCGGTAAAATCATACGCGTCTCGGGACTTGTGATCCGGCGACCTCGCAGCCGTCGACCTCGTAGGAGTAAGTGATGCCGACCCAGCCACCGGCAGCAGCGTAAGCCTGGAGCGATACCTTCACGGCCCCGTCTTCGTGCAGGGCTTCGTGATAGTGGTGCAGGAGTTTCTTCATGCGGCCGGAGGCGATGGCGGTCTTCGCGGAGCAGATGTCCCCGGTCATGATGCGCTCGTTGATTTCGTACAGCTCGGAGAGCAGGGCGGTCATGCCGTCGAGGTGTTTGAAACTAGTCATGAGGTTGGGCGTCCGGGGTGATGGCCTTTCCAGCGATGATGGCCTCGTTCAGGTCTTCGACGCGGCGCCGGAGGTTCGCGATCTCCTCGGACTGGTCGACGATGATGTGGGCCTGCATGGTCAACGCTTCGTCCTGCCTGTCGGACAGGGCTCGCAGGGCGTTGGCGGCGGTGTGCAGGGTGCGGGCGTAGCTCCAGGGGAAGAGCCACCAGAGGGTCGGCTTGGCGTGGGGTCGGATGATGGTCATGGGGTCGTAGGGTCGGTGGGATGGGCAGGGCATCAGCGGTAGTTCTGGAACTTGAACGAAGAGATGTCGCGCTCGGCATACTTGCGCTTAAGGTGGCCGTTGTTGGCGAGCCAGCGATAGACCACGGACTTGTCCAGGCCGACGATCTCGGCGGTCTTGCCTGCCGCGTAGCCGGTCTTCTTGTAGACCGGGAGGATGCGCTTCGGCCAGTCCGTCGTGTCGTGCTTGTAGAAGGTCCTGCCGTTGTGGTTGTGCAGGCGGTGGCCGAGGATGCGCAGCCACAGGTTGATGTTCGACCCGGAGCAACCGAGGCGGGCCGCGATGTCCGGGGCGTTCAGGCGCTCACGCTCGTCGAGCTGCGGGAGCATGGCCTCGAAAGCCCGGATGCGGTCGTGCTTCAGTTTGCTCATCTTCACGCCGTTGATTTCGTGCGTCGCCTTGGGCTTGCGGGGGAAGTTTCCTTTGGTCATGGTCGTATCAGGGGCGGGTCTTGTAGGGGCCGCGGGCCTTGAGGTTGCGCCACTCGGTGTTCGTGATGTCGAGCCACTTGCGGAGGGTGCAGACCGTCGTGCCGAGGGCGGCGGCGGCGTCGGCCTGAGACTTCCCGGCGGCGTTGAGCGCGGCGATCTGCGGGAGGATGGCCTGGAGGCGGTTCGCGGCGTAGTAGGCCATCGGACGCTTGAGGGGGACGGGCCGACCTGCGAAGGTGAGGTGGTCGGTGAAGGCGTGGTGTGCGTTGGGCATGGTGGGAAGGTTAGGCGAGGGTCCAGCAGAGGATGGTGACCTTGGGCTTGGAGTGGGAGCCGACGTCCCGGTATTCGACGACCTGGTCGTAGCGGGCGCAGACTTGGGCCTTGGCCTTGGCGGTGACGTAGGGGTTGAAGTCTCCGGCGGTTGGTTCGCTGGCGAGGACGACGATCTGGCCCTTGGCATGGTCGATGCCGTAGAGGGCGTAGGAGCCGATGCCGCGGACGTAGCCGTCCTTGTCCTTGAGGGACGCGGTCTCGCGGAAGGTGGTGACCTTGCGCTTGAGGAGTTCGACCATCGCCTTGTCGGAGACGAGGGTGGCCTTGGGTTTGGTGGGTGTGTTCATGGTGCGTGTGGGTGGGAAGGTCACTTGTCGCCGCGGATGCGGACGAGGGAAGGGTGGCGGAGGGAGTCGTCGGGGGTGACGCAATGGAAGGCGACCTCGGCGGTCTGGCCGATGAGCTCGGCGCGGCGGGCGAGCAGGTCACGGCGCATGGCGTCGGTCATGCCGGTGCCGACACGGACGAAGCGACGGCCCAGCCGGACGACGATATGGCCGGCCATGTGGACGCAACGTCCCTTGCCTTCGACGACGTCCACGATCACGGCGTCCACGGTGTCGGAGGCCTTCAGCTTCTGCCATGCAGCCGAGCGGATGCCGGCGGCGTAAGGAGCCTCGTCGTCCTTGATCATCACTCCCTCGAATCCCTGGGCGGTGAAGACCCGGAAGGCCTCCTCGGGTGAGAGGCAGGACAGGGAAGGGATGAGCAGGAGGGAGGTCGGGACGGGAAGGGCGGCGGCGAACAGGTCGCAGAGGAACTTGCGGCGGGCGCGCTGCTCCTTGCCCGCGAGGGACGGGATGTCGAAGACCCAGAGTCGGGCGTCGAGCGCGGGCTCCGTCGAACGAATCTCGCCGACGTCGTTGAAGAACCCCTTGCCGGCGACGGCTTCGCAGTCGAGCGTCCACGTCCCGCGGAGGGAACCGAACAGGTCGAGGACTTCGGCGGAGAGGTGGTCGAGCGAGACGATGGGATTGCCACGGCGCGAAGCGAAGGTGACGCGGCGGTTGTCCAGGTCGGCGGTGACGATCACGCGGACGCCGTCGACCTTAGGCTCGCAGGAGAAGGAAGCCGGAGTCTCGCCGCAGTAAACCTTGGCGAGCATGGCGGCGGAGCGGGGAGCCGCGGAGCGAGGGCGAGGATTGGCCGAGGCGGCGAACTGCGACTCGATGCGGGCGAAGGCGGAGCGTAGGTCCATGGCGATCAGCGAGCGCGGCGGTTGACGACCTTGGCCTTCACGGGCTCGTCGGGCAGGACGCGGTCGATGAACCTGGCGAGGTCGGGGCCGGCGAACGTGACGACGGCGACCCAGCCGAGGATGATGGTGGCGAGGAGGAGTTTCATGGTGGTGCGTCAATGACCTTGGCGGACTGTCCTACATTCGTCAAGCACCTTTCCCGACAAAGATTGACCACCCTAGGCCGTCCCTAGGTCAGCCCCTAGGATACCCCATCAGACCCCTCTGGCTTGCCCTAGGAGGCGTTTTGACGGCGGAAGCGTATGAAGACCGCCACCCCTACCCCTAGGCACCCCACGGCCAAGGCCCAGCCAAGGTCACGGACCGACTTCAAGGCCAGCGTCGCGGCGCTGATGTTCTGCTCCAGGTCTTTCGAGTCTGACTTCAAGACCCCGTCCGTGACGATCAGGGCCAAGGCCTCGGTTGATTGCAGTTGGTCGAGGACATACCCGGCCACGAAGGCGGAGGCGAACGCCGTCAGGCCAGCGAACGCCGTCAGCAGGCAGACCGCCACCAAGAGGTTATCTACCCCTTTTGCCTTTGCCTTTGCCTTTCGCATCCTTGGAGGGTTTGCCCGAGGCCGCGCCGACTTCCTTATCTCCGCGGGCTTTCAGATACTTCATCAGATAGTCGAGACATTCAGGGGCCGCATAGCCTGCCGCGCCGACGACTCCCATCCGCAGGCCGGGTGAGGCGATGTGTTCCTGGATGGAGTAGCCGACCAAGGCGGCGGTGATCGCGGCGGCCATGACCCGGCGCACAACCCAGCCGAGGGTCACGGGTTCGGTCGAGAGCAGCAGACGGGCGACCATGGCCAGACCGCCCAAGGTGGCGGCGACAAGTCCGTCCTTGGCCTCCTTCGGAATGTCCTCGGGATTGAAGGGGGCTGCGCTCATGTGATGCGGGGAGGCTTGGCGTTCGGGGAAAGAAGGACGCGGCGGTAGTCCTGCGCCCATAGCATCCGGGCGAGGTCTTTGCCGGCGCGGTCGACCTGGGCTTCGGGCATCTCAGGGAAGGTCAGATGGACCTGCTCGTGGCAGAGGACTTCCAGCTGACGCTTGGCGCCGAGGCGGGGGTCGACTTCGATGAGGTCTTCTCCGATCGTGGCCTGACCCCACGCACGCTCCCGGCCCAGCTTGCGCCAGACGACCTTGACGGGCTTAGGCTTGCGGCGGGACATCGTCGGAGGGCTTAGCGTTGACCGAGTCGCGGACCTTGTCGGCCAGCCACCAGAGGCCGAGGCCGGCGGAGACCAGGAGGGTGCCGCCCGCCGCATACTCGAACCAGGGCGAGTCGATGATGAACGGGACGGAACCGCAGAAGGCTCCGCACAGGAGCAGCGGGATGCCGATGCGCGGTCCCATGAAGGCGGTCGTGAGCGCGCCGATCACGGCGAGGCCGGCGCCGACGAGCGTCCAGGTCTGCGACATGGCGTCCTTCTTGATGCGGTCGACCTCGGCGGTCAGCTCCTCGATGCGCTTGTCACGGGCGGCGAGGGCGGCCTTGCTCGCGGCGACCTGGGCTTCGAGGGTCTGCCAAGCCTGCTCGGCGGCCTTCTGCTTCTCGGCGGCCTTGGCCCGCTGCTTCTCATATTCGGCGGGGGTGGCCTTCTCGGAGCGTTGACGGGCGTAGGCGAGGTCGCCTTCGGTCGGGCTCGGCAGGAAGGACGACGCGACGGAGAGCTCAGACTCCACGACGGCGGGCTTCCCGGCGGTGTTCGCCTCACGGGCCACGGTCACGGCGGCGGCCACGCGGGAGTCGATGACGTCGAGGGTCGAACCGACGGCGGACAGGTCCGGCGCCTTGGCTGCGGGGATGGCGGAAGGGAGGGCGTCCGGCTTCTTCGGGCCGAACAGGCTGCACCCGGTCAGGGCCAAGACGGCGATGACCAGGAGCGGGCGCACGGCTTACTTGCCCTTGAGGGCGTCGAGGATGGTCTTGCCCTT